TTAAATCTCGCCTAGTTTGTGCTTTAGGACTAAGCCATAACACTTTGAATCTTAACAAATTATATACTATTTTTCCTTGTTCTAAAACGAAATTTGTTTCATCTTTAACCAAGTCACGACAAGTAAATAAATCGTCATGATATCTGTTCATATCGCCTTTGATATTAGCAGATGATTTACCTCTACTATCTACTATTGGTGTAGTCGAGCAAGCTCCTAAAGCCACCAATAAAGTACATATAGAGAATACTTTACATATTTTCATAATAATTCTCGTTTATTCTTTTTAGAACCAATTTATTTAAATCTTTTCTAAGACCATAAATAATTTTTAATTCTGTTTTGTTTGAATCTTCGCTTTTAAGTTTTCTAGAATTTCTTTGTCTGGCTTTATGAAGAAGCTCTGCATATTCCTTAAAAACACCATAATACTGTGCCACAGACATATTAAGAACTCTAGCTGTATAAAGCTCCGTACAGCCTATTTTAATTGGTCTATCTATCATTATCTGCTCCAATATTGTTTATTCCATATTCTTCGATAAGTTTTCTAAGTTGCAGACCATCTTCAAAACCTCTTTTGTAATAAGCTGAAAACATATTATCTGGATTTTTCTTTTGGTTTAGAATGGCATCTTTAATGCCATCCTTATAAAATGTTAGGTAATTTTGCCTTTTCTTTTCTAGTGGATTAAGCATCATTAACCCCTTAAAATGCTATCAATAAAAAACAAGCAAAAGCAAATCCGCTAAATAACAAAACTGTTTCCGCTATATAAACACCATAGTTTTTAATAAATTGAATCATTGCTTTTCCCCTTTAATCTTTTCTCTAATTTTTTAACAATTTCTAAATGTTCATTACATTCTTGAATTAATCTCATTCTTTTTTCAAAAGAAAATGGTGCATGCTCCCATTCATATGTTTCTCTCCTAGTTTCAATATCAACAGGAAATATTTTTAGAGCTTGTCTTATAACTTTTATTTCTTCTTTAGATAATGATACTCTTCTATTCATTGAAACCTCTCCCTTTCATGTGTTCTTGGTATTGTTGATAAGACATATTTTGTATTTCAAAGTCTGTTAGTTGTTTTTGTTTTTCGTTTATCATTTCCCTTAATTCATCAAGGACTGAAACAACGTGTAAATTCCAAGGTATATTCTTAGAAATTCTATCAACAACTTTTTGCAGTCTATTTATATCGTTTATTAAACCATTCATAATATTCTCCTATAAAAAGAGTGCCGTTAAGCACTCTGTTGTTCTAGTTGTGATTTGTGAAATACTGGAAATTTTCTACCAGACATATGAACTTTAGAAGAACCATCTAATTGCTCTTTAAATTCTTCCATAGGTCTGATTATCTTAGCTATGGCTTTAGTACCTTTAGGAATTTTATAACCAAGCTCTATGGCTTGTCTAAAAGTCATAAAACCACCTTTTAAACCAGTAGCTTCTAAAATTTCAATGTTTTTGCCAGAATATGGTCTTTTTGTTTTTTCGTTATAGTACATTTTGAACTCCAATTTATTATTATTAATTAACTTTATAACCTAGATATTAAACTAGGTTTTTTATAATGTAAACGATTAAATGCAATTTTTTTTATTTTTCGCAAAAAAAAAGAGGGAAATAAATCCCTCTCTTTAATTAATATGTTTTTGCTTTAGTTATACATACCTAATTTTCTAAATAATGGTATTAAGTATTCTTCAGCACCTTTTATTTCTTCTTCAGAATATCCAGAGTGCATACCTTTAGTCATTTTAAATTCTGGTGTTTCATTAAGAATACATCTTAATTCAATTAAATCTTGTTCTGTAAAATTTATTGTTGTCATTTTGAACTCCAATTATTATTAAGTTGTTTAGTTATTAATATCCTAACATAAAATCTAGGTTATGTAAACCATTAATTTATTTTTTTTGCATTTATTTTTTTTTTATGCTAATTATTTAATAACTCTCCAGTCGAGAGGTCTACAAGGTAATTTACTATGAACTCCAATTTTATAGTAAAACATAGGGGGTAGAATGTGCGGTACAAATTGCCCCCTATGACTAAAGAAGCTGACATTCAAATAGCTTGCAACCAATACCTAGAATACTTAGCCAAGACATATAACTTTAGACATTTTCATGTACCTAATGAGGGTAAAAGGTCTATTCATTATCATGCTAAGATGAAAAAAATGGGTTTAAAGTCTGGCTGTCCAGATATTATTGTGGAATACCCTGTAGGGAAAATATTATATATTGAATTGAAAGCACCTAAAGGCAGGTTATCTGATACTCAAAAGTTGTGGGCTGTACAATCAGAAATTTTGGGTACTCCGCACTTTGTAGTGAAAGGGGAAATAACAGAATGTATTGACTTAGTTGGAGGCATTATAAAGCAAAACATTCCTATGCGTTAATATTGTACCCCTTTTTTCTTTAATATACGCTGTACAGCCCTTAAATCGCCCTTATTGGGCATTCTATAACGTCTTCTACCCTTTCTTTTCTTCATAGGTCGCTTATCTATGAGTTCAGATAAAGTAGATGTGGTAGTAAAACCCTCCATTACTTCTTTTTCATTTTCTTTTTCTTGGGTGGTCTACCAACTTTTTTTCCGTAAGTTCCTTTTCCTTTTGGCATGATACTTTCCTTTCTTCTGCACAATAATTACAATTAGCTTCGCATTTTCCTAAAATACAGTCAATAAACTCTTTGCCAAATTCTTCTTCTAAATCATCTTTTCTTTTTGTCATTTATAGCCTTATGCCAGAAGTAATTGGCTATACCATTAAAAAATTCATACAACTTCATATAAAACTTACTCATTTTGTTTACTCGTGTTTAAAATTATTTTTTTTGTTTTTCTCACGAGTATGGCATTTACAGTTACATTCCTCTTTATCACACTCATAAGCCTTGCAAGTTTCACAACTCATTTTGTTAAGCCTTTCTGCTTTTCATATGTTCTTAAACCGCCAAGACCAAGCATACCCATTAAAACAGTCATTAGGCTACCCATATCAAATGTAGGTAACTCTGGGAGTGTTACACCTATATAAGCTGTTAAGAAGATGACTATAGGCTGTAAAACAAAGTGCCAACATAAAGCAACACCACAAGTCCAACCTATAAAGGGTCTCCAACCAGCTACAAATATAGATTTATGACTAGCTTCAGCTTTATTTATTTCTAATTGCCCTTTAGCAAGCTCTTGAGCGTGTTTCTCACTCATAGTGGCTATATCATGTGCTAATCTAGCCTTTTGGTCTTTATCCTCTATAAACTTATCTAAAAGCCCTGTAACTGGTCCTATTAAAGCCTGTATCATAAACTTTTCCCCATTTTCTCAATTAATCTTTCTGCCCTGTTAGTGGTTTGCCTATACCAAAGTGAATCTTTCATTTCAGCTTGTGCCTTTGCAATATCTCCATCAACTAAGGCTTGTTTAAAGTTTCTAAATTTATTTAATCTTGGTAAACCTAACTGAAACACCATATGAGTTACACATTCTTTAATGTTATCGTCTACTTCCATACCATCACAGAACTTTTCAGCATCATTAATAGCCACATATAAATCAACCTCAAAACACTCATCAACTCTTTCTTTTGATACTGGTGTTCCTACTTCCATGTCATTCTCTGGGTCTGTAGCCCTGCATAAATGCCCTACACCAAAAGTCTTGTATCCTAAATGGTCATTATAAACTTCATACTTAACACCCTCTTCAAACATAATATCTTTTTTTAAATGTTCTATATCCATTATTTATCCCCTTTATGTTCGTGACCCATCCAAATACCAAATACACCTGTCATAACACCCATAACAACCGATACAAAGGCTGATTGTTGTGAGCTAGGATTATCTAAATCCATGAACCATTCAGCACACCTCCAACTCATTATGGTACTCGCAAGCATCATAAATCTTGGTAATATTTTCCATTTTAAAAATGTTTCAACAGTCATTGTTTTAAAACCTCATTTAATCCAAAACCCTCTAACAAAACTAAAGTGAAAAATAACAATAAAATTCCACCTGCTATAAGTTTACCAGAAAAGTTTGTTGAGCCTATCTTAATGGCTACAAATTCATTACCCAATATTCTTAAAGATAATTCAAAACTATTTTGACCAATATCT